TTAAAGTTGCAAAAGGACAGGAGGCAGCAGGAAAAGCAAGCAGTGGAAGTGCCAAGAAAATGGTGGCATCCGCTAAAGCGTTTGCGCTGATTGGAGTAGGAGTGCTTGCTATCGGGACTGGATTTTACCTGCTTGCACAGTCTGCAGTTGCTGTAGCAAATGCAGGACCCGGTGCAGTGGCTGTTCTGGCAGTGCTGGTAGGCGTAGTAACCGGATTGACAGTTGGCATGACCAAAATGCTTTCCACGATGTCAGGAGGAACGAAAAAGCTTTCTGCTATGACACCGGCATTGCTGGCGCTGGGAGCAAGCATATTACTGACGAGTGCCGGAATGGCTGTACTTGCGTATTCGGCAGTTCAGATCGCTCAGGCAGGACCTGGTGCGGCAGCAGTATTACTCGGTATAGTCGTAGCACTTGGGGCATTACTGCTTGTAGTAAAATCCGTAGCTCCGGCAATGACAGCTGGTGCAGCCGGTTTTGTGGCATTTGGTGCAGCAGTGCTTCTTGCAGGAGCGGGAATTGCAGTGTTGTCCCTGGCGGCGATCAGTCTGGCAAATGCAGGACCGGTAGCAATCGGCGTTATGGTCGGTATGGTGGCAGCAGTTGCTTTACTGGCGGCCGGAGCGGCTGTTCTCGGACCGGCATTGACAGTTGGAGCGGTGGGATTTATCGCATTTGGAGCGGCAATTGTTCTGGTAGCAACTGGTGCACTGATCGCGAGTGCTGCACTGGCGATTGTGGCTGCGGTTCTTCCGACAGTCTCACAATATGGAGCGCAGGGAGCAGTTGCCATTGCACAGCTTGGCGCGGGACTCCTTGCGTTCGGTGCCGGAGCGGCAGTAGCCGGAGCAGGCGCAGTTGTACTCGGAGCAGGTCTGACTATCGTAGCGGCAGGACTTGCCTTGGTTGGAGCAGCGGTGCTTGTTGCAGGAGCTGGTGTACTGGTATTGGCAGCCGGAGCGGCGGTTCTGGGAGCATCCCTTGTAGTAGCCGGAGCAGGTCTGACATTGATGGGAGCAGCATTTCCACTGGTGGCAGCTGGTGCGATGTCCAGCGCGATCGGTTTGGCAGCTTTGCTGGGAGCAGGAACCGCGGCAAGTGCTGTATTTGTAGTTCTGGCAGGAAGTTCAGGAGCTGCAGCGGTAACGGTTGGCGTATTTGCGGCATCAATGATTACCGGAGCAGCCGGAACTGCAGTTATGGTGGTTGCGTTGAAAGCTGTGAATTCCAGCATGAAGTCGATTGCGGAAAATGCAAAGAGTGCAGAGAAATCGCTGACCAGCATGCGATCCAGCGTGAACGTAGTCAATTCCGGTCTGGACGCACTGGGAAACAAAGCAAAGTCTGCAATTAACGCTTTGATCAGTCAGTTTTCCAGAGGCGAAAGTAAAGCAAAAACATCCGGAATCGCTGTTGGAAATAATTACAACAGTGGGGTTATGGCAGGTATGACTGCGGCAGTGAATACTGCCAATGTGATGTCAAATATGGCGGTTGTTGCTATGAGATCAGCGGCCGGAGGAGCTTACAGTAGCGGCGTATATATTGGTGCAGGCCTTGCGCGAGGCTTGAACAGTCAAGTTGGACCAGTCAGAGCAGCAGCGGCACAGTTAGCGGCAGCAGCTGAAGCAGCGATCCGGGCGAAAGCCAAGATTCGTAGTCCATCCAAAGTATCTGATAAACTGGGTGGATACTATGGCATTGGCTTTGGAAATGGTATTCTGGATAAAGTAAAGTATGTAAAAAAAGCAGTCATGCATCTGATTGATATACCGACTATGGTTGCGGCACCGGAAATAGGCGTGAACCTGCGGAACGGATCAGAAGATCTTGAAGAAACTTATAATTACACTAGAAATGCCAGATATACTTTATACGTTCCGGTGGAAGTAGATGGAAGACAAATAGCCAAAGCTACGGCAACTTATACGAAAGAAGAGATTGAAAAACAGCAGAAGAGAGATTTACGTAAGAAAGGAAAGAGATAAGGAGGGCAGGAATGTATAAATTTGTGGATACGACAGAGAGCCAGGAAGAGCAAGAACTGCCTTCCGAGGCTCTTAATTTTAATGGTGTCTATTTTGAAAATGTAATTCCCGGATATCGGACTCTGTATGTATCAGGAAGGGAAATGATCGAGACAGAAATATCAAATACGGATATGGAAATCAGAGACGGTGCCAGATACCGAAGAAAACGATATGGCGCAAGAACGATTGTTGTAGGGTACCAGTTGATTGCACAATCTAATAAGGCATTCCGGGAAGCATACAATAAGCTGAACGCACTTTTAGATACAGAACAGGCAAAAATGATTTTCCTGGACGAGCCGGATAAATATTTTATCGGAACAAAAACAGGAATGGGAGAGGTACCGGCGGGACGAAACGCGATTACTGCGGAAATAGAGTTTTACTGTGCAGATCCTTTCAAATACTCCGTAAAAGAATATGAGGTGGACACGCAGGCAGATAATGCAAGTATCTTTATTGTAGATTACGCTGGAACTCATCGGGCATATCCTGTTCTTGAGGCAACGATTAAAAGTGACAATGGATTGGTTGGCTTTGTTAAGGAAAATAAAAGCCTCCTGCAATTTGGCAATCCGGACGAAACGGATCAGGAAAGCTATAAACAGGTAGAGCTCGTAACGAACTGTTCATCTTATGCGACCTGGTCTGGGGATGAAAAATGGAAAACCGATACAGGGGGTAATTTCCTATATAGGGACAGTAAAACGGCCGGAACCATGGCTGTGAATGATCTGGGGCTAAACAATGGAACAAAGGGATTGTTTTTAACAGCCAGTGGAAATACAGCAGGAGAAAATACAAAATGGTGGAATGGAGCAATGAAAGCCATTGCTATTGTAGATTCAAATGGTGAAAAAGGTTCTACGAAAACATATAGTTATGTAAACAGTTGGTTTGAGACTGGGGTAATGGGGCAGACAGGATGTCAGGCAATTGCTTTTTGTGATGAAAACGGCAAAATGATTTGTTGTCAGGAAATATATAAAAACGATATGAGCGGCAACACAGCACACATGGCGATGTGGGTAGGTGGAAACAATCCAAGAATTGTAAAAGATTACAGCTTTGAACCAGTCTATTGGGACAGCAACCCATTTAATAGAAATCAGGGGCACAGCGATATGATGAAGTGGGATGATACGATACGGTTCCATTGGTGTGGAAGCTATCCGGAATACAAAGTTCCAGAATTAAAGAACACAAAGGTGCATAGTGTAAAGTTGTATATCGGACAATACGGGAACAGAAATATGAGCAACCAATATGTATGGCGTAATGTTTTTCGAGGAATTTCTGTTCGTATAAGTGATATTACAAAATGGCGAGATGCACCGAATAAGTTTACGACAAATGAAATATTCAGGGTAGATTGCGGAAGCGGCAATGTGACATTGCAGGGACTTGCCAGACCGGATTTAGGAGCATTGGGAAATGATTGGGAAGCCTTTTGCCTGACACCAGGTGTTAATCAGATTCAGTGTATTCATTCTTCGTGGGCAAAGCAGCCGACTTATAAAATGAAATACAGGGAGGTATTTTTATGATTCTCTATTTTGCAGATCGAAAAATGAATATTCTCGGTCAGGCGAGTACAAGCCTTCCGGAAGGGGTAATCATTTCAAATGATAGGAAAACCGAAGAAGTGGATGAAGGCGTTGCGATTCTGGAATTTGATCTGGAATATGATCCGGAGTGGAGAAAGAAGGCGGAGACATGGACGGAAGCTGGAAATTATATTCTCAGAAAAGATGGAGATGACAGAGAATTTTATACGATCATATCCAGAGAAAAAGATCCGGTGAACGGTTCTGTCAATGATATTTATGCGGAAGACGCAGGACTTGACCTGCTCAATGAAGTGGTTGGGGCGTACAAAGCGGACAAGGCGTATTCAGCGGAATTCTACATAAAGAAATTCAGCTATGACTCCGGTTTTGAAGTCGGAGTAAATGAAGTGAGTAATCTGACCAGAAAGCTTTCCTGGGATGGTGAAGCAACGGCAACAGAACGATTATTAAGCATTGCTACTCAATTTGATAATGCAGAGATCAGTTTTTCTTTTGATGTAGACCGGATGTCAGTTGTACATAAATACATTAATAT